ACAATGGAATTGGAAATGGTTGGCACATCAATCACCGGGCGCATCTGGACACCGGCAATCGGAATCCCCTACAGCGTCACATGGACAAGCGCAACATATCAGAATCAGACGCATTGGGGCTTCAGACTTTCCGGCACAAATGACGGGTGGATAAACGATTTTAAAGTGTACGAGCTAGAACCGTACCCTGTAACAGCGAAACATTTTGGCGATGGCTCAAGCCCGGTAAATTACTACCGGGTTGGCAATGAAGCTGGCGGCGGAAGCCCGACAGGTAAAGTGTGGGAAGGCGGACTATTACCGTCTACCGGCTCAGGCGATGCGTGGCAGGAAATGACGCTGGTGTTCTGTGTGTACGTGGTCGAACATCACGATACCCGCGTGTTTATTTTCGGCGCTGATGCTGGCCAGTTCAGCATTGCCACCAACAACAGTAATGGCGGCATGTGGCTGTCTGGTCGGAACGCTTCAACCAATACAGTTCAATCCGTCACGATTGCAGCTTCCGGTTCGCCATCAGATTATGGCGGGCTTACTCCGGGTGAATGGCACGCGGTAATGATCTCAACGAGTTACACGGCCTCACCACAGCAGGTTAATTTGAAGGTTTGGATTGATGGCGGCGAAGTGTACTCAGGTGAATGGAACACCGCTGGAAATCAGTTCAATCCTATGGATTACGCAGGCCCATGCTATGTCGGGGCTGGTGATTTTCCTTATGGGGATTCTTCACCTAGTCATGACCCTGATTTCTGGGAGGGGCTTAATTGCTATCTGTCCTATGTCTGGGCTAAGGAAACGACTCTTGACCCCGCCACATATTGGAGCAAATTCTTTGACGTCGACAATAAACCGAAATGGATCGGCGCACAGGGCGAGAATGTGACCGGCACTGTGCCGGATTCATACTTCCCGAATGCAGATTTCACCACGAACTTGGGTAGCGGTCCCGACTGGACAGAAGTCGGAACCGTGCCGGCTGCGCCGTCCAGCCCGAGCGATTGAAAATATGAGAGGCAGGATGTAATGTTTTAGCGGCCATGTCAGCATTACTTATCGAAAATCACCATCGCGCCCAACAGGATTATCCTGCCCAATTCCTCGGTATGGATACCGCCTGATACCTGGCGGTCGTGGGTAGTCAGAGGCCCAATGGCAAACGATGCCTCGAAGCTCTCTCCGGCTTTGAATACCTGCCCCTTCCCGACTCCGATCACCGCCATATTGTGGAAGCGTCCTTTTGTAACGCCCGCGATATTCAATTCGCCAGCCACAACCGTTACCCGCAGTTTGCTGAACACGTAGCGGCTGGTCCTGCATTTGGATGCGGGCACTTCAACCGAGCTATACACAGGCTCTGCAATCTGCCACCAGCGTCCCAATCGCTTGTGTTCGATGGTGATTACCGTGTCGGTGACCACTGCCGGCTGCTCCGTAGTCGGGGCAGGCGGTAAATCTATATCGGGTTTAGGTGCTACGGGCAGCAGCGGTGCTGCGGGTGTAAATGTTCCGGTAAACCATTGTAGAAATGTCATTTCGTTTCTCCTGTGTTAAGTGCATTTTCGAGTTTGTCCAGAAATTCATTTTCATACGGGTGTCTGACCCGCCCGGTATCGTCAATCCATGTGCGCTTGCGCTGTTCGGTAATCGCAGCCTGCGCCCTCTCCACCGTGGCTTCCAGTTCTGCGATGCGCTGTTCCAAGTGAGCTATTTTTATCTGTGCGGTTTCATGCACATTTTGATTGTGTTGGTTATCCCGCTGGCCGTAATCCCTGCTCATTTCTCCACCTCAGTTATCAGTACCTTGACGCAGCGGTAGCCTTCTTTTTCCATATCAGTCCAAGTCACATTAAGTTCATACGGGCATGAGCTGTTTCTCCAATCTAACGCTGATCGGATACAGGCTGCGCGTGTCGATTCTGCGTTCCATACGAGCAGCAGTTTACCGCTCGTTAAGCACCACGCCTTCACTGGTTTACTCATTCCGATTTCTCCATCAACCAATCCGCCAGCCGGTAACACGTCATGGGGAAATCTCCGTAATACTCAGCGCAGGCACAATTCTCGCTACAGGGTTCGGTAACTTCAGTTGCAGTCAGCAGCCCGATTTTCTCCGCGTGATCCTGCAAGTCTCCGCCGTCAATGTCACCCGGCTCGTTGTCGCCGCCGTAACCAGCCAGCGCCCACAGCGCGAACTTTGAGAGTTGTTCAATCCTATCCGCAGCCCACTCCAGCATTTCAGCGGACTCGCCTCGTTGATTGGGGCTGATGAGGCGCTCACGTTCAGCGCGTCGGCGCAGGTCGGCGGGTGTGTAGGTCATGTCAGTAGCCGGAGCCGTCGCCGTCGCCGTCGCCGTAGCCGTAGCCGTAGCCGTAGCCGTCGCCGTCGCCGTCGCCGTAGCCGTCGCCGGAGCCGTAGCCGTAGCCGTCGCCGTCGCCGTCGCCGTAGCCGTCGCCGGAGCCGTAGCCGTAGCCGGAGCCCTCAAGCGTGATTATAGTTTCCATTTCGATTGACTCACATCAATCAGGTGCATCAGCGCCCGGAATGGCACTCGGACTGTACCAACAGGGTCAAGCACGGTGCCCGGCAGCGGTCCATTGACCAGTTCGCCTAGTCCTTTACTGGTGCCCCATTTACGGACGTTTTTTGCGCTGGTCAACACCAGAAAATTGTCATCTACATCCGACACTCGCCCGACGTACACAAAGCCACGATCCAGTACAGCGATTTTGATATCGCCTTTGGTTTCATCGTCCAGTCCTTTGCGGATGTATTCCACTTCGTTGATCTTGATTGTGTTCGGTTCGCTCATTTCATTTCTCCGTTTGATAAAGTAGGTTCATACCAGCCTCCAACACCATACGGTAACCGTGGTCAGCAGGAGGATGGTGTGTGAGATATTCCAGCGTTTATTCATCGGATGCCCTCCTGTCCTGTATTATTTTGCTCGCCGCACGATATGCTGCCCGCGCCTCTTCAATCGTCCGCGTTTTAGCCGTGTGGTAGTTCCAACCTATATTGCGGCTGATTGCCTTGTATAGTTCGCCCCTGTTCATCTTCCCGCTCTGCCAAATCGGGTCAATTAGCGCATGAAGTTTCTTACGCGCCTCTTTAAGTTCTTGAGTGGGTATGCAGCCCAATGGTTCTGTGCGTTTCTTCGTTTTGTGATGACAGCCAACAAAATTCCCGCAGGTGGCGCATTTCCAAAACGGCAGGCTTCGCAGGTCTGCGCGGTGCGGGTAAATCTCACTACCAGCAGCCGCAGCAAAAAATACGCCTGCTTTCACTCATCTCCTGTCCTCCTATCCTGCAATGCCTGCGCCTGTTTTTCCTTCAATGCCTGCCGGTACTGGCGGAAATTCTCCACCAGTTGCGGCACGGTGTAGTGACCGCATCGCTCGCAAAACTCCAGAAACTCGTCCAACTCAGTCATTTCTGCCGCCAATTCATCAGGCGTATAAACCCTCTGGAAAGCCAACCAAGACCCACAGGCACAACGGCCACCATTACACCGTCCACAGACGCCCACGCCATTTTTGCAAGACGTTCCTTCGCATCCTGTGGACTTGTGGCCTTCAGTTCTAATGACCATTGTCGGCCGTCATGCCAATAGCTGCACAGGTAGGTCTGCATTTGTTTAGTAGGCATGAGGCGGTGCCCACGAAATCAAACGGTGAATACGCCGGTTCATAGCCTGGCCACGATCTGCTGACCTGCTATCCGAGCGGCACTTTTTGCAGTCTTTCGCGTAATACCCACGGTCCCGGTGATAGTGGTCAAGGGACAAAGGGATGCCGCAAGTTCTGCACGGTTTCGTCTCCATTTCAGACCTCGACGGTCCGCGCCACTTCGGATACCCAGCGGACAGCCGCGATGCCTTTGTAGCAGGACTTCTTGGCCTTATAGCCCTCGCTCTGGCAAATGACCTTGCCGTTCGGTGATTTCAACCGGAAAAACCACTGCTTGTTCTTACCCTGGAAAATCTCGAATTTGCCTATAGCCATTTTCTGCTCCTGTGGTGTGGCGACAGGACGGATTTCCTGCCACGTTTTACGCTCCCGAAACCAGCGAAACCAAACACGATCAAGGGCGGCATCAAATCGTGCCGGACTTGGGAAAATCCAATCCCATGCAATTTGGATGCTCATGCTGCCTGCCTTGCCAATTTCAGGTATTCCCTGACCGTGTGTGCGGCGTTTTTAAGCGCCTCAGGCAGTTCGGCAATGGTGATATCAGGCCCGTCTGTTAATTCGCGCTCTAGCACCATCTCACACGCTTGTGCAAGGGTTGCCGGGTATGCAGGCGCATCTTCTTTCCATCGGATGCCCTTTTTCCCGGCATGCTGGATTTCGATTCGCCAGCCGTAGACGTAGGACACCAGCCGCCGCTTGCCGCAGAGAATTATCATGCCGCCCTCACGTGGTCTTGCGGGTACGTCCAGGTATGTTCAGGCCGACCCCACGAACCAGTCCGTTTGGTGGCCGTTTTGACCAGCCATCCATCGGTAGTCAGATTCGTAAGCGCGCGTCTGATCGAAGTCAAAGGCGCTTGCGGCAACAGCCCGTTTATCTGTGACGGCGTGTACAGAATCCCCGCGTGCTGGCGGAAAAATCGCAGGATCACATCCTCTTGCCGGATTGCCGCCTGGCGGAACAGGGCCAATTGAGGATTCACCTCGTGCGTCGTGTTCCAGAACGTCATTTCAGCAGTCCTTTTTTCTTCAATCTCAGATGTGTCTCACGCAACGCTGCCCGGATGCGGAAGTCTCGAACCACGTGCATCTTGCGCTGCTGATCTTCGTCATCGTCCAGGAAATACGGCGTGCGGAAATCAATTGCATCGTGGCAATTTTGGCAAGCGTAAATTCCGTCTTCATCGTGGTTCCGCTTGGCGCTGCCGTGATGGCCAACGTGCGCCAGTACCGTAGTCGCTGGGTCTCCATTGCAGCAGTCAAAAAGGCGCAGGCTGCAAGTCTCCCCATTTGCACTGGCGCGGATTTTGTTCATATGTTCCCCCGACGCTGGTTTGCCGCCTGGGTGCGCCAGACTTCAATGGTCAGCTCTGCCGCCTTGATCTTGGTTTCCACCGTGGAAAGTTCCGTCACACAATCGCGCAATTCCTGGAGCCTTAGCCCTACCCCTTCTGACAGGTAGGCTTGATGATCCCGCTCGGCAACTGTTCCCGCACTATCCATAAACGCCTGCGCTCGGGATACTTTGATAGCGTGTTCCAAAAAAGCCTTTTGTCCGCGCAACTGGCCCATGAGTCCCGCATTGTCGCGGATAAACTCAACGGCCTTTTCTGTGCGGGCTTCGTCGATCATGCGGCTTTCCTCAGTTCAATTCCCAGCCGCGCTTGTGCGGCTTGCAGATTGGCCACAAAGTCATCAATAGCCCGCGTGATTGTTTCGGTGTACTCGTCCCATTGAACGGGGACTATCAGCGGATCCATGCCGGGGTAATAGGACATGAAAACCCATTCCTTTAACCCGGTAACCGCCATCGAAAAATGCACCTGCGGCTTGTAGTAATCAGGTAATCCGCCGCCTAACAGGTAGCCGATATGGGTTGATGCTTTCGGTGCCTTAACTTCCCAGCCCTTCATGCCGTGCGGTCCGCAGCCTGGGAGTTCAATAATTCCATCAGGCGAACACCCAGCCGTTGCATCGTCGTTCGTGATAAACCCGACCTGTGTCACCGCGTGGCCGGTCAGAAGTTCATAGAACCCCCGCGCTTCGGGCTCAAGTTCAATCCCGCGCAACATCCACTCGGTGGGCTCCATCGGTTCATCGCCAAAGCCCAGCCTGTCCGCCAACAATTCGTTCATGTACTGCCGCGACTGTGCAGACAGCTTGCCGGTAGGGGTTAGGATTTTATCTGCGCAGGAGGCTGTAGGAAGCCCCCGGCGCGCATCCCACCACTCAGTGCAGTACTGATCCATGCGCTGGATAATCATTTGGTTTTGCGCTTGGCACTGATGAAGTTTTCAGCAATCGCCAGCTTTGACGCAGGCATCTCCTTGATGCTGTCAATATTCATGAACCGGCAAAATTTGGCCTTGTTAACCCCGAGCTCTTCAAGATCATGCTGAATCGTGGCCATCTGTACATCGCTGATGAATTGGGTAGCGGCCGCGAAGCCATCATCGTCAAATTCCGAGCCAACCAGGTTCAGGGCATTGCACAGGGCATACCTTTTCGCGTAGCTGTTCGCGCTCCCAGCCTTTTGCGTGTCGTTCACTTTCATGGCGGGATCAACCGGCGCGGAAAACTCACTGGTGACAGAATGGCCGTCACGGTGCTGTACCGTGCAGAAGGCGGTAATAGTCCCGTCACTGGCCTTGGTATTGAAGGCCACCGAAAGCCCCGCAGCGTCTAAATGCGGGCGGATGGTGCGCAGGATTTCGTCCAACGGCGCGTAGCTGTACCTGTCCGCCTTTTTGGACTTGAGAATCGTTGGGCACTTGGCTTGGAAATCAGACATGGCAGACGCAAATGCCTTGCGCGCCTGATTGGCTTCCCAGCGTTCCTGAAGGTCCATCAGCTTCTCAAGCTGGCCTGCATCCACGTTGTTTGCCACCGCCGCCTGTAATAGCTGCATCGGTGTAGTCACGGGCGCTAAATCCCGCACGTTGTCGATTGCTGTACTCATGCCGCGCTCCTTTGTGCAGTTTTGTCCGCATCAGCAAAGGCCTCTACCCATGTGTCGCCGTGGCCCTTGACCTCAAAAAATAGGCCCATGACGATTACGCCCACCTTGTATTGATACCCGCACGATTTGAACAGCAAGGCGTCCCGCGCCTTACGGTTCTCTTTGATATCAGGTATTTCGTTTCGCTGTTGGAACGCTGCCGCACGGCTTTCTGGACTGTGTTCAGTGCCAGTCTTTTCCACCACTGCTTTTTTGCCCCACCGCTTGCGCGCTTGGGTTAATGCCTGTTTACTGTTCACATCACACCCCGCGCGTGTTCAATCACCGCGCCGAGCAGATAGACCAGCCCCAGCATCGAACTGAGAAACAGCAACAGGCCCATTGCGCTTAAAAAGATTCGTGACATTTGATGCTCCTTCGCGCCGGCCAGACCAGACACGGAAAAAACGTAACTGGCCCGACCAGGCGCGCTTCCAGAGATATAGGGCCAGCCGATCCGCATTGCAGAGCGGCTGGGTTGAGGTCAACACAGAACATTCCTGCTCAGGTTGACGGGCGGCGAAATCGAAAATCATCGTGAATCCTTGATGCGTTCTGCCTGCAATCTGATCTGCTCCCGCCTGATCCAGTCGCCGATGTACACGCGCACCGTGCGTTTGGCGTATTCCGCGGAGATTTCCGGCAGTGCGTTAGGGCTATTGACCTCGGCGCCTAACAGCAGGATTTGCAGTACGGTGTAGGGGATGTCGTAAGCCATCGAAGTCAAAAGCTCGTAGCCGGTCTCATCGAAAGCATGGTCCCAAGCATCGGCCTCGAAATCTTCCAGCGGCCATGCGGCCTCAGCCTGGGCTTGCCTTACTTCTGCTGCCTCTTGATTGCGCTCGAAAGCGTCAAGGGCTTGCATTGCTCCGCAGGGGATGGTGTCTGAGTTCATGGTTAAACCCATCCCGCGATGAATGACTGCACCAGCACAGGGTTAAATCCCTTTGCGTCTTGCCGGTCGTAGCAGGCTTCTGCTTTAGATTTAGAGGTAAATCCGATTGACCCGAACTTGACCGGCTTACCACCCTTTGCGTTTGGACGAACAGCTTTCACCGTCCATATCTCGATTGGGTTGTCCGCGTTCTTTCTTTCAGGGTGTAATTCTTCCTGCCTGCCCATTTCCTTCTCCCGTCTGGGTTGGTTCGGTGTTGTGACTATTTATACGCTCGGGTTAAAGGCATGTCAAGCACTCTTGAAAAGTATTTCCCTGTTGACAGTTTTCAACCATAGGCTTATATTCGGCGCATGATGAATCCCGGCCTTGCGCGAGCAATAAAACACTTTGGCAACCAATCAGCCCTTGGACGCGCCCTCGGTGTAGGCCCTATGGCCGTATCCAAGTGGAAGCGCAAGGGCGTTCCGCCTGACCGGGCAGTACAGATCGAAATAGAATCGAAAGGCGAAGTTACCCGCCAAGACTTGCGGCCTGATCTGTTTGGGCTGGGCGCCATTACGCAGCGCAAAACGGCATGAACGCGGCGGCGGAAATACTTTCCTTGTTCGGCCAAGAAGAGTTACAAGATGAAAGGATTGGTTTTCGACTTGCTTCTGAAATTGTTAGCCAGTTAAACGATTTATCTTTGGACGCGAAAGTTTGCGCCATCAACGAAATCAAACTACAGCTTCACGCTATTAGTCCATTTCAATCTGAGCCAGTGGATTGTGTACTGTGGATCAAAGCTGAAGATGTCATTGCAAATGATTACAACCCCAACAGTGTTGCTCCGCCTGAAATGCAACTGCTTCACAAGTCAATCCAGGCTGACGGATACACGCAACCAATAGTTGCTTGGTCAAAAGATGATCAATTCGAAGTGGTTGATGGGTTTCACCGGAATAGAGTGGCTAGAGAATACCCTGACATCAACGAGCGTGTTCATGGCTATTTGCCATTAGCTGTCATCAATGAAACGCGGGAGGATCGCGGCGACAGAATAGCCGCAACAATCAGACACAATCGGGCGCGAGGTAAGCACCTCGTAGAGTCCATGTCAGACATCGTTATGGAACTTCGCAAACGTAACTGGTCACCCAAAAAAATTGGTGCTGAATTAGGCATGGATCAGGATGAAGTATTGCGCCTTTGTCAGATCACCGGACTTGCAGAAATGTTTGCAGACGGTGCATTTTCAGAAGCATGGGAAGCTGAGATTTTAGATGAATCCGACTATGTGAAAGCCTCCGATGATTGAGCGCACATACCACCCATTTTGGTTGTGGGAGGAAGTTGCAGCGAACATGTGGGGCAGCGTGAAAAATCGTGAAGAGTATTTGCAACGAGCGATTGATTTTACCGGCGATGCAGAGCGATACGGGATTTTCATGCTGAGGGTTATTGAAGAATGGCCGTATTCCTGCCAACACAATTTAACCAATGAAACGCAAAACAGAAAAGCATGGCTAGGTCATGCAGCATGTGCTCTAGCTTTTGAATGTCCAGAAGATATTGTAAGGGAAGCCTGGGGTCATCTTACCGACGAACAACAGATTGCGGCTAACGCAAAAGCCGATGAAGCCATTAAGAAATGGGAACAAACCAATGCCCAAGAAACCGTTGAACATTTCTGTCTACGAAGCAGCGAAGGACAGGATATGCAAGACCTTTGAGCATTTTGAAAAAGTCTACCTGTCTTTCTCTGCCGGGAAAGACTCCACCGTTATGCTTCACATGGCTGCCGATTATGCCAGGGCACACAATCGCAAATTTGGTGTATTGCTTGTCGATCTTGAAGGACAGTACAGGCTGACAATTGAGCACGCACATACTTGCCTGGCGATGTACCAAGACGTTGTTGATGTTTACTGGGTATGTCTCCCGATAGCCCTCAGAAATGCTGTAAGTGTATACGAGCCAAAGTGGACGCCGTGGGATAAAGATCGAAAAGATGATTGGATTAGAACCCCGCCAGATAACGCCATCACCGATGAGTCATATTTCGAGTTTTTTGAAAAAGGGATGGAATTTGAAGAGTTGGTCCCGTTGTTTGGTGAATGGTACGCACAGGGCGAATCATGCGCTTGCATGGTAGGAATCAGGGCCGACGAAAGTCTAAATCGTTTCCGCACTATTGCCAGTCAGAGCAAAAAAAAATTCAAAGATTGGCAGTGGTCAACGCTAGTTACCGACAACGTTTACAACATTTACCCAATCTACGATTGGCGCACCAGAGACATTTGGATTTATCATGCGAAACATCAAGACAAGCCACACAACAGACTCTATGACCTGATGCATATGGCGGGGGTCAGTCTCGGGAATCAGCGTATCTGTCAGCCCTACGGGGATGATCAGCGCCGCGGGCTTTGGCTATTTCATCTGATTGAACCGGAAACTTGGTGCAAGGTGGTTGCCAGGGTAAGTGGAGCTAATTCCGGCGCTCTGTACATTCAAGAAAATGGCAATGTGAACGGGTACAACAAAATCACCAAACCAGAAAATCACACATGGGAAAGCTTCGCTAGTTTATTGCTTGGTTCGATGCCACCAAAAACAAAAGAACACTTTGAAAACAAGATTGTGCTCTTCAACAAATGGTGGACAGAGCGCGGATACCCTGAGGGCATACCAGATGAAGTTGATTCAAACCTAGAATTAAAACGCGATGTTCCTTCTTGGCGGAGGGTTTGTAAATCGCTCTTGCGAAACGATTATTGGTGTAAGGGACTCGGCTTTAGCCAGCATAAAAGCGAGGCTTATCACAAATATTTGGACCTCATGCGACGCCGGAAAATAGCATGGAAAGAAGCCGGAATTAGAGTCGCTGTATGAACCCTTGCGCCCCATCCCATCCGAGCGTAGGATTGCAAGAGGGTGTACTACCCAATAGCAGACTAAAATGACCCAATCGGACAGACCATCACCAGCCCTAATCTTTAGCCTCCTGGCTATCAGTCTGCGGGAACGTACCTGGTGGTGGTCTGTACCTATTGGATTAAAGGCAACCAAACGTGGCTAGGGCGCGAAACATCAAACCATCTCTTTTTAAGAATGAAATTCTTGGTGAAGCTGATCCACTGTTAACAATTCTGTTCCAAGGTTTATGGTGTTTGGCCGACAGGGAAGGGCGGTTAGAAGACAGGCCAAAACGGATCAAAGCAGAGGTGTTTCCCTATCGGGAAATTGATGCACCGTTATTTAACCGTTATCTAACGGAACTCGCACAACTAGGTTTTATTGACCGTTACGAGGTAGGCGGACAGGCCATTATTCAGGTCATAAACTTTGAAAAGCACCAGTCACCACACAAAACAGAAAAGCCAAGCGAGTTACCAGAAAACCCTAATCCTTCAATCAGTTGTCCAATAACGGTTAAAGCACCGTTAGATAACGAAACAGTAACAGTTAAAGAATCCCTGATTCCTGATTCCCTCTCTTCTGATTCCCTTAAAGAGCAGGCCGCGCAAAAGCGCGCACCACCAAAAACACGACTCACAATCGAAACGTTACCTGATGACTGGCTGCTGTACTGCAAAACCAAGCGACCAGACCTAGACCCACAAACCACGTTTGAAAGCTTTTCTGACTATCACATCGGCAGGGGCAACCTGATGGCCGATTGGAAACGCACTTGGCAACGCTGGGTGCGAGAGGAGAAAACCAATGCAACACATCACCGACAACCTAAAGAATCAATCTCTGACAGCAACGCCAGAGCCGCCAAAGCGTATTACGACCGAGCAGCGGGAGGGGGTGATGGCCCGCCTATGGGAAGTGATGGCCAATACGTTCATGCATAAATGGCAGGCGTTTGCTGGTCAGCCGGGATCGGCCATGTTCAAGGATTGGAGCAAGGGGCTTGGCGACCTGACGCCAGAGCAAATAAGGGATGGCGTGAACCAATTGCCTCATCTGCCGCCAGATTCAAGGGGCGAGTACTGGCCCCCGACGTTACCGGCTTTCCATGCCATGTGCCTACCCAAAGCAGACCCGAATCGAGTACAAACCTACAGCAACCGGAATTTCACGGCGGAAAGACTCGCGACAGAAAAAGCCCTAGACAGGCTGACACAGGACCAGCCGGGGGATTCCGTGATAGCCCAAAAAGCCAAGCGTGAAATGGCGGCGATTCTGGCCAATGAAAACACGTTCGAGATCAACGGCGAAACGTTGCCGGTCCAAACCGTGGAGCAGAGCTATTCACGGCTGGGCTTACATGCGCGGTGGAACCGCCGCGGGGAGGCGCAATTTTGAAAAAGTCACACGGCATACGCGGTGATCAACTTGTGATTAGGGGATACCGCAGAACTATCAGGGCTCGCAAGCGCACAGGTGCGCCCATCATGCAAGATGTCCCGCTGTACCGATTTCACTGGATCGACAAATCAAAATATCCAACTAGGCCGCCGGATCACCGATGAACCAACGCGACCGCAACCGCAGAGAGTTTGCAAACACAGGTATGCTTGAGTTCATCGACCTGTTCAAGCGCGAGTTCGGGGCTAAGGTGTTGGGCGCTGTGAATGATGAAACCGGCTATGCTGTTGGTGGTGATCTCGGGCCAGAGCCCGTTGCGACAGCCCTAAAAAAACCGGAGGCGGTGTGAGGCACGCGGCACGCACTGACGACAATCAGGCGCGGATTGTGAACGCCCTCCGCCGTGCTGGCTGTCACGTTTTGTCCCTGGCTGCTGTAGGCAATGGGTGTGGAGATTTACTCATAACACGCGGCGGAACGATCTGGATGCTGGAATGCAAGGACGGCGATAAATCCCCCAGCCGGCGCCGGCTGACGCGGCACCAGGAGTTGTTCCACCAGAATTGGCCGGTTCGTGTTGTGTGTTCCGAGGACGAGGCGCTTGCGGTGATATCGGAGGAGATAAAACAAAAAAATGATCGATCCCGCACAGGCTGAGGCTGAGCTGTCGAACTGGGGAAGATGCCTGCACGATGGCTGGTTGAGGGATAATCTGCTGTACACGCCGCCGCCTACGTCTGACGGATACCGGGCGGAAATTGTGGCGTATGATGACCCTGAACCGGTGAGGCCGCCATGTGATGAACTGGCGGCACAGCGTACTGAGGAAGTGGTAGTCCAGATCGGCTTGCAGGATTTCGACAGCTACAGGGTACTCGCCTATTGGTATCCTCATTTGCTGCTGATTCGCATTGCCGGGACTGAGCTATCCAACAGCGAGGCGATCAAGCGATTGTCCAAGCACATGCACACGTCATTTCCAGGAGCACAGCGTATGCTCGATCAAGCGCGGGTTTTATACCGCCAATTGCGGGGTTGACATCCACACGAAAGTGGATTAACATTTTTTCCACGGAGTAGTACGCCCCGAACCAAACCAAGCCGCCGCAGAGCGGCTTTTCTTTTGTCCAAAACAAAAACACGGACCGCCAATGTGCGGTATTTTTTGCCCTCTCGCCGGGCGCATCACCTGAGCGCGCACATCGTGGGAATTGGAGGCTGGGACGTACCCTGGAAAACCGTGAGCATATCTACCATTATTGCCGCGATCCCGGTAATGATCGGGGTCAATCATGCCTACGAGAATTGGCATGAAGAGTTTGGCAATGCGCGCTGGGCAGCAAAGCAGGAGTTTCAGTTAGCTCAAGCCACGATGGCTGAAAACTCCGCGAAACTGGATCGTATCGTCGCTGCGATTGACGGAATGCAGGTGCAGACCGCCATCACCGCTGTGGGTGAATTTGAACGCCAGCTTGACTGGCACATGGCAACTCAGCGCGATACAGCCGAATGGGTTAACGAGCGCAACCGCCTGACGCGGCAACTAGAGCGGGCGCGGGAATACAAGCAGTGCCTTGTCGAACAGCGGCAAAATTGTGACCAGCTCCGAGGATGGTGAGTTGGCTCAACCCAACTTCGGGGTGGCCTGCACACGCTCGACTCTCCCGGCCGCATCACTCCCGGCCGCAACAGGGCGCAAGCCATCCCGGAGTACTAAATGCTGATTGAATTTCTGGTGAGCAAGTTTTTCTTCGTCGTGCCGATGCTGTTCGGTGGCTTGGCGTTCTGGTGGCTTCTGCGGTTTATGAGCATGTCCGGCGGCATCGAATGGGCGGTGGTGCGTGATGAAATCCAAAAAGGTAACACGGCAATGGCGATCTACTTTGGTTTGCGTGTATTGGCTGTTGGCATTGCTGTCGGTCTGTTCGTCAGCGCGGGCACAAGCCTTTAATCCGGCCTACGATGCGCTGTTCCAACGCTATACGATCCAATACCTGTACGGCCTGATTCCAGATGATGACTGGCGCTGGTTCAAGGCGCAATGTTTTCAAGAGTCACGCCTCAAGCCCGAGGCCATAAGCCCTGCCGGTGCGGTCGGTTTATGTCAGTTGATGCAAGGGGCGGCTCAGGACGCTGGTCTCTCTCCCGGCCAGCGCACTGACCCGGAAAAGAACATCAAAGCCGCCGCCTTCATACTCAGGCGCAACATCCGCACCTGGTTCCCGCGTGATACCCGTTTCCAGCGGCTGCAATTGGGGTTTGCGGGTTACAACTGCGGGGCAGGAAATGTGATAAAGGCACAACAAAAATGCACTGGCGCAACACTATGGCCCGGAATACAACCTTGCCTTTTTCTTATTACTGGAACGAAAAACGCAGCAGAAACTACTGGGTATGTTTCAGCAATTCCGCGCTGGTATCAGGGGTTAGTCAACGAGGGCTGACATGAAAAACGCATTGATTGGCGTGTTGGCAGTGGCGTGTATTTGTCTGTGCTGGCTGCATTTCGGCTGGGTGAATCTAACGGATTCCCTGTTGGCGACTAACGCAAAACTACTGGCAACGCCGCACCCTGTCCATGATGCACAGATCACCGTATGGCGTGCGGTAGACACAGGCAAGGTCACGATCATGGTCAATGGCACATTTCCGCACGTATACGAGCGTTTTTGTGTTCGGACTTAAGCCGTGGATTTTGCTGGCCGTTTTTGTGGCCTTTTTGGGCTTGTGCACATCAGTGATTGTTTATGTGGCGAGGGCGGAAAAGGCTAAGACCGAATTAAAAGCCCTTGAATCCCAATACCAGGCTTTGACACTGGAAGATCG